CAATACTACCTACGGATGCGCCGTCTTTGGCGAATACTGCTAAATCACCATCGCTCGTAAGCCGGTTAACATAAACAGGTTGCACTCCATCTCTTACAAACGTTGCAGTTCCTGCCGCTGTTAGCTTAATTCCTGCGGTGTTTGATGAGCTTGAAGTAGTCCCCACCAGCAAGTTCCCGCTGGCATCCAGCGTCATAACAGTACTTGCCGCATTCTTAAATTTTAAAGGCCCTTGACCACCGTTTGCCCAGCTATAGCTAATAACTGAACCATTAGCATTTGTAGCGCCATCAGCCTCAAAAGTTAACAAGGCTTTATTTGTTCGTAGCTGTAGTGATTTTACTGACGTGTCTGACAATGTTCCTTGTTGGACGTTGCCGCTGGAATCGATGCGCATACGTTCTGTGGCGCTTGTGTATAAAGCAATATTCCCACTTTCACGGTTGACAATGTTTAAAGTAGAACCATCAACCTCAATATCACTACCATCAGAAACAGTTGAACCAGTTGTTGAATTTGTTAAGCGCAGTGATATTGAAGTTGAGGCTGCGTTTAAATGCAGACAATTACTGGCATAAGAGATTGGCGAACTCGTACCAATACCCACGTTGCCGCTGGCATCGATGCGCATACGTTCAACAGCAGCGTCAGTCCCAGTAGTAGACGCATGTGTCCAAAAAGCTAGTCCTAGTACATCAGCGTCAGTAGCTTCCTGAACTCCTGAAATAGCCGCCTGACCTGTGCCTTTTGAGAAGGATATAGCACCGTGATGCTCTCCGCTTCCAGACGTACCGCTAGATGCTCTTACAAGTATAGCTGCTTGGTCATTAAGTCCTGTGTAGTTTCCACCTTGGTCAGCTACGACAGTATTGCCATAAGAAGAAGGGTCTGTGCCAATACCCAAAGACTCCGCCGAAGCATCCCAGAACAACTTTGGAGTCGTGCCCGTGTCCTCGTAGAAGCTGATGTCGCCGTTGCCCGCAAAGTTGGCTACGACGTTTGAGCCAGAGTTAGATACAAACTTAGCAACAGAGTTTGCGTTAGTGTTCCAGCGAGTGCTTACAAACAAGCCCCCACCTGCGTCTGTGCCATTGCTGTTTGTAATTGAGGCAATGTAGTCGGCTGTAGAAGCACTTGCAGTAAGCCCATCCGCCGTGACCGTACCCGTCACCGAAATTCCAGAGGCTGAGGTGGCAAACTTGGTTGCTCCGTCATAAGCTAAAGTAACTTCGGCATCTTTATTAAACCTTGCCATAGTTTCAGTGTTGTCAGATGCTTTGAGTACAAGGTCATCTGCTCTAATTTCAAAGTTTCCAGTACCTGACTCAATAATGTAGCTGTTAGTACCACTGCTGTACATTTGAAGTGTATCGTCATCACCAAAGGTAGCCCTATCGCCAGTACCTAACGCTATTCCGCCATTAGCTGTTATTTCGCCACCTGCCGCAATAGTTCCAGATACATCTAAGTTACCATTTGCGTCAATCGTCGTAGCAGCAATCTGAATCTCAGTGTCAGCAACGATATCTAACTGTCCATCGACGCTGGAGTTGATGTATATAGCCGCATCTCGGAACTGTACTTTCTGAGCAGCCGTTACTTCAATGTCGGTTGAGCCGGTAGTGTTGCCTGCCGCAAGCACCTCACTAAGTTCGTTAGTCGCTGCAATTTGACCGTCTACATAAGTTTTAACCGCTAACTGCGTAGGTAAGTTGGAGTTGCTACTTCCTGTATCGCCAAGGTCTGTCGCAATAGATATAGCGTTAACCGTATTCGTACTGGTGCCTAAACTTAAGCTGTTTGCGTGGGTAACGCCTTCAACGACGTTAGTGCCGTCGCAGTAGACCAGCATGGTTTTGCCAACAGGTACGGCAACGCCTGTACCACCAGAAGTCTTAACGGTGACAATTTCAGCCGTGTTGTTGTCTACGATATAGAGTTTTGTATTAGTTGGGCAGACTACCGTACCAGCGCCTGTCAGTGCAGTACCCGAGTCAGTAAGTTCCAAAATAGCGCAACGAGACTCAGAAGTCGTACCATCGGCGGTGGTTAGCGTATGAGAGTTACCTGTCCACGTATTGATTACGGCCTTACCTGCAACGGCCTGTTCTACCATCTGCGTGATATTGTCGTTTACAACATCGCCCCAAGTACCGCTCAATTCCCCTTGAACAGGAAGAGCTAACTTAAGGATCGTAGTGTATTGAGTTGTCATATTCGTAACCTCATGCGGCTATGTCTTGCCAGTTTGGATTTTGAGCTGTATTTATATTAACCCAATTTGGGTTTTGTGCATCACTAATATCTTGCCAGTTTGGGTTTTGGCCGGGGACTATTTGGCTCCATATATGGACAGTTCCTATTTCGCCGGTAGCCGCTACACCTGTAACAAATATGTTTACCCCAAGTCCTACAATTACATCGCCAATAGCGCCTGTGGCTTGTACTCCTGTAACCGGCACTCGAATAATCAAGTCTACCGTAACGCTGCCTAGAGCCGTAGTGCCTTGAACTCCAGTAAGGGCTACATTTGCATCACCCCCTACCGTTACAGAACCTGTTTCTACAGTCCCCGATACACCACTTACAGCAACTATCGCGTCGGCATTTATCGCAACATTACCTACGGCACCGGTAGCTTCTAATCCTGCTGGGGTTACATTTGCATCCCCTGATACTGCTACTGCTCCTAGAGCCGTGGTTCCTGCTACACCTGTTACTGCTACTACCGCATCTGCGGATACAACTACGGTTCCTGTTACGCCTGTAGCTTGTAGTCCTGATGGGTAGACATTGGCTTCACCACTTACAGCTACCGCACCAACATTGCCTGTACCAACTACTCCTGTAACGGCTACGACTGCATCCGCAGCTATACTTACACTACCTACAGCCCCAGTCGCTTGAAGGCCATCGACGTTGACAATAATAAGGGGGGTTCCCCAAGAACCTTGTCCCCAACTGGCGCGTCCCCAGCCTTCGTATGTCGTCGAAGATGGCATCCCTTAGTACCTAAGCAATCCTGATAATAGCGTTAGTCGCATCAGCAGTCGGGAAAGTAATCTGAAAATCACCTGCCGTAGACGTTTTATCACCACCAAAATCAAGTACCGCAACCGCAGGGGTAGACCCACCAGCCTGATAAATCAAAGCTCCAGCAGCGGTAATTGTCGCCGTAGTCCACGTAGTCGTAGCAAAACTAAGAAACGCCGTAGTACCCCCAGTAGTAGGGTCGGTAGAGATAGACAGCGTGTTACCCCCCGCCACATAATTGGTACCTACCACTTCGTTACTCGTAGTATACGCAGCGGTAGCGGCATCCAAAGACGCACTAGACGTATATAACGCGATCTTATAAGACTGCGCTGTGTCACTACTAAAATCCATTTCTCCGTCAAGTAATGCTTGCTTGAACGAAGTACACATTGCCTGTGTAATTGCCATGTTAAACTCCTTAAGTTACCGCAACTTTATACTGACCTGAACGGAAAGCATCTTCGCGTAATTTACCGTCACCCAAATTCTTGAGTAACCCTATAGCCTGTACATATAACCGTTCGTATAGAGCTACCATATCAGGCTCACCTTTCAAGAATCGGATAGCCTCAATCAACGCACCATTCAGCAAAGCCGAATCAAATTCATCCCCAAGCCACGTCGTGCCAGCCGTCACAATGGATTCAGGGTAGTACCCGTAATGTAGCTCTACTGCATAGTTACTGTCTGGCGTCGGGCCAACAATAAACGCGTCATCGTTGAAATACGCATAATGTACCGGTAGCCCTGTAGAAGTAGCCTTTGGGTATGCTTCACGGATGAAGTTAACGTCTTTGTTAATCAAGAACGAATAGTTACCGTCTCCGTCAATAACCGCTAAAGAGTACGACCATAAAAAATCAGTTGGCGCACCTACATATTTATTACCATTTGTTAGTGTCCCCGTAACATTTTTACGTAGTGCGGGTATCTGAACTGAGTTATATATCTTCTGCTCTGCCTGTTGCGTAAACATAGCAAGTTGATCATCTGTGAACGTGTTCTCACATATGTCTTGGATATTAGCTTTCAGTTCAGTGTAATTCATATTTATGCCATCGGGCCGCGAGCATATAGCCCTTTAGTAGCTGCTCCAGTCCCACGGATTTTTACTTTACCACCCTTAGAATAGGCGTTAGTCATAGACTTACCAGTTTTCTTAGATTCTTTCTTGGCCGCTTTTTTCCCTGCATCGGTATACGGGAATTCTTTATTTCCTACTTTTGGCATATTAATGCTCCTATGAGGTAGTTACAGTAACTTGTCCTATACTACCAGTTATTAACAATACATTGGGGGTTAATTCAAAAGGATCAATTCCTCCACCTACAGGATTCCAACCCCACTGTATATCCCTACTACTATTGTTTCCTGACTCACCTAGACTCTGGTCTGGTCGTGGATCACGCAATGCTTGCGGATCGTATACAGGAAACTCACCCAGCATATTTTGTGGCTGGTCTTCATTCCAACATTCGGGACAAGCCTTTATGTTAGTATCTCTATTCTTAACTATTAGGTTGCGCAGTTCTCGTAATTTATACTGAAATCCACATACATCGCAGTACGAAATAGCCTTATTGTTTGATGCAAACTGCGTCCCCATAATTATACATACCCTATACGCGGAGCAAACCTAGCTGAGGTTTTTTCTCTATCTTCTCCTGCGGCCATCTCAAATTGTTCATC